GAATCTCCTCAAATTAGCGTCACCTAACCTCTTGGCATGTGTCTTGCAAGTTGTTGTGCTACCATGCTTTTAGGAGGGTGCCGTGAACGACCTTGCGGTGATAAAGGCCCTGCTGAACCCCACTTTGCTCTCAAGCGAGGCAGTGCGGCGCTTGTCGATCAGGAAGCAGAAGTACGTGCCCCTGCGTAAGAAGCTGCTCAAGGCCCCGCCTCCGGTGCAGGTGTCGCTGCGGTGACGGGGTTCATGATCTGGTCGTAGGCTTGGCTCACTGTTGCTTTGGAGCATTCGGGACAGATGTCAACATCAACGTCATTGACGCCTGTTTTGTGCGGCGTCACACTGACCCCGAACATCACACCAAGCCTCGCATCCGACCACGCGCTCGGTGTATAGGCGGCAGCCATTCTCCGGCATTTCCTTGCCGCAGTAGTCGCAGAACTTCTTCAGCATGAACTCTCCTTCGCCGGTTCGGCCACTTCGGATCTCGTCGGGGATCGTGGCCATCAGCACCTCAAGCGAGGTTCTGATGCCGAGAAAGGCTTGGTGGACCTCGCCGTCGTACTCGATGTCGTCATTGGTCAGAATGTCCTGCTGCACATGGTCGCGCAGCTTTTCGATGCCATTCTTCACGAATTGCAGCGTCATGCGATTCTCCGGGTTAGTAATCTCTCCGCATGGACGAGGTGAAGGCGTCGGCCATCTTCTCGGCCATCTTGTCCACGGGCATGTTCAGGATGCGGTCGGCGGTCTCGCGGATCAGCGCGTTCAGCTTCTCCATGAACGACGCATCGCTTTTGACGTACTCTCTGACCAGTTCCCGGGCGACTTCCGTGGTCGCTCGGTCGAAGGCAATCTCCAACTCCGTCTTACCCATGCCGTACTCGCCGGTTTTCTTGTTCAAGAGGTTGCTGATGGCCGAGCGCAGAAGGTTCTCCCGCACCTCTGGGGTGAGCGTGCCCATGATCGCCTGGGCGGTCGCCTCACGCAGGGCCACGGGGTCGAGTTGAATGGTCAGTTGGCTCATGCGTTTCTCCTCGGGAACTGCTTTGCAATGGCCGGGTGCACATAGATCGAGTTTCCGACCAGGTACATGGCAGGTTTTGCGGGCCCGTCATGGCCGATGCCCAGTGCACGACACGCCCTCTCGTCCTTTGGCTCCCACTCGAAGAACCGATGCTTCGGAAACACCCAGTCGCGCTGCACGCACAGGTCCGAGACGTAGACCGGCATGCCTTCCACCATTCTCAGGGCTTCCTGCGGAGTCATTGGGCTCGCCAGAGGTCACGTCCGATAACGGGGTTTATGTTCGGTTTTCCGGTTGAGGAGTCTGGGTAAGGATCGGCCGGGCCCGGATGCGCGTCACCACGTCCTCGATCTCCTGCCACTTCGCGTCCCGGCCGTAGTTGAACTGCAGCTCCTTGCGGAGAAGCAGGATTATCTGCTCGCGTTCTTCCTCGACCGCGGAGCGAATGGCGTCGTCGAGATCGGCGCATACATACACCGGCACTATCACTTCGGTTGGCTGTTCGTTCTGCATCGGTGTCGGTGCCATCACTTGCCACTCACTCGGCCCAATAGATCGTTCAGAAAAGCGTTCTGTTTCGCACTGTGTTCCTTGGCCACTTCGTAAGCCTGCCGGAGCGACGACTTGAAGCTGCGCACGGTAATCTTCATCACCGTGTCGTCCAGCCGAAGGCCGGGGTTCTTCTCCACGAGCCGCTGCCAGTAGTCATCGAACGTCATGGCGCATCCCTTCGAGTTCCTTCACCTTGGCTCTGAGCCTCTCGCACTCCGGGCAGGTCCGGTTCACCAGCGCGATCCCCCGGGCCACCTTCCCGCGGCGGACGATGTAGCCCTTCTTCTCCAGCGCGTTGAGGTGCCCAACAACGCCGTGCGGCGTGGTGATGCCGAAGCGTTCTCCGATCTCGCGGATGCACGGAGGGAAGCCATCGCGGTCGATGGCTTCTGCGATGAAGCTGAGGATCGCAGATTGGCGTTCGGTGAGCTGGTTCACGACGCCTCCTTCAGGAGTTCCCTGAGACGCTCAGACTGAAGGCGCCGCCGCACGCTCCAGCCAGTCATCACGGACTGGACGACCCTGCGCCGGGCTTCTTGCTCACGCTGAACTTGCATGGCGCGAAGCATTCTCTTGGCGAGATACTGGCCAGTCTCCATCTCCGGGAAAAAGAGCCTGGACAGCGCCACCATCGCCTTCTCTTCGAGCTGGCGCACGCGCTCGCGCGAGACCTTTAGCCGCCTGCCGATCTCCTCCAGGGTGTACTCAGGCCCTTCGAACCCGTTGCGAAGCCGAAGGATCAGTTGATCCCGCTCGCGCAGCTTTCGAAGGTTGGCATTGAGCGCGTCGATCTCGTCGCGTTCGAACGACGGCCGCTGCGCAGGCGGTGCTGCGAGGAAGTCTCGCACCGTTTTGGCCCTCTGTTGCCTTCCAGACATTGGCAATTCTTTGTCGATGCTCTTCACTCGCAGCGCCGACTTTGCCCTTCGAACCGCCTCGTCCCAAGCTGCGTCTGCGGAGTCGCTCATCGCGGCTGGACGGACGTTCGAAGGCAGATGAATCAGGCCGGAGTTGCGGTTCACCGCATGCTGGACGTAGCGATAAACGCTGGTGTAGGCGTAGGTGACGAACTTCACGCCGAAGCTCGGATCGAACAGCCGAATCGCGTGCAAAAAGCCGATAATGCCTTCCTGAAACAGATCGCACTCATCGCCGTAGCGCCACATCACGCGCTTCATCTTCCTGGTGATGTGCCGGATCATCGGCAGGTACGACAGCACGAGCCGATCGCGTTCCGTTTGGGTCATGTCTGGCGTGGGGGACAGCCCGCGCGGTAGAGGGTTCTCTTTGCAGGTCCAGGTACAGAAGGGCCGCGGCAGATCGTGCATCTTGCCGCAGTACGTGCAGATCATGTCGGCCTCGCCTCCCAGGAAGAGTGGGTTTGGAGACGAGAAGTTCGGAGTTGCTGCTTTAGCGAGCGCTGCTGACGACAAATATGCCCATGAAGATGGCGATGGTCGCAATCGCCCATCCGATGCGAGCGCCTTCGCTGTCCCCGCCAGCTAGACTTGAGCTTCCCATTGCGCCGATCGCGCCGAGAAAGAAGAAGCACACGCCGGCACCGATGAGAGTCGCAATCGAAAAGCCGGTGCGAGCGGTCGCAGCAGTGACGAACGCCGCGAACACGGACGCAACGATGATGACAGGGATGAGAAGCTCGTCCCGCTTGGGAGGCGGAGGCGGGCCAGGTGATGAAGACATGGCAATCAGGCTGATTTGCGGCGCTTGCCGGGCTTCGGTCCGGGCACCCCGCGCGGCACCCAGCCCAATTCCGGCTTGTCAAAGTGCTCGGCCACCGCCTGCACAACGACGTCAATGAGACCAATCCCGCGCTCCTGCGCCTCGGCGAGGATCAGATCGTACAGCTCGTCGCCGACCTTGACGCTGATGTAGTTTGGTGTCGCATTCTTTCGCATCGTGACTTCCACTTTTTTCTTCTCCGCAATTATAGTGGCAATCGGCGATTGGGAAACAAATCGCAAGAAAAATTATTTTCTCAATTGACGAATAGCAGGAGCGTCGTTAAACTCACCTCAGTTCACGCTCGCTGCCACCGAGCAAAACAGACCCAGGAGCGCGGGCGCGCGTCTTACGGCGAGCGTGAACTACTCAGTCTGAGAGCCGCCCCGCTCTTGGTTTTCGGGTCAACCCCATGCGTCTCTGCCCACGAGCATCTGGTACTCCAGCGGGATCTGGCGTCTCCGGGTCTCGTGGGCTTCATTCGCTCTTTGTTCCGGGGCGGGGCCGTTCGGGTGAACAGTGCCCGCTCCGCTTGATTCAAAAGAACCTCCACATCGAGAGGCGGCCAGAAGCTCGCAAGAATTTCCAGCCCGCCTGTGCCGCGCTCCCCGGAAGGCAGGAAAAACCAGAGAACCTGGGTTGGGTATCCGAAGGTCATAAAAGCCTTGAAAGCGTGGACAGGTTCTCCGGTTATTTACCGGCGTCGGCCGCTGGTGATGGCTGCGGCTATCGGGGTGAGGTGGTCGGCCTGCTGACGCTGCCAGGCGTCGTAGTGCTTCTGGACGGTTCTCGGGCTATTGCCAAGGACATCCGCCACGTCGTCATTCGTGAAGCCCAGTTTGCGTCCGCGGCAGGCAAAAGAAGTGCGGGTGCAGTAGGCCGAGACGTTCCTTGGGACTCCCACTTTGTCGGCCAGCTTGCGGAACATATCCGCGAAGATCTGGCAGGTGTACGGCTTACCCCTTCCGTTGACGAAGATGTGCTTCTGCCCGGGAAGTCGGATCCGGTAGAGCAAGCGCACCAGCTTCGCCGCTACGGGTTCAAGGGGGATCACTCGTGTCTTTCCGGTCTTGGTTCTCTCAGGGGGGAGGATGACCCTCTCCAGACCTGGGGTCCAGTCCACGTCGGTGAACAGGGCCTCACGCATCTCGCAGGTTCTCGATCCGGTGCGCCAGAGGAAGAACAAGGCCGCGCGGAAGCGGTAGCGGCTCTTTGGGTGGAAATGACCCCTGCGCGACTCCCGGATCACCCCCAGGAACTCGTCTTTGAACAACGGCCGGCGCACGGGTTTGCTGGGGATCAGGTCAGACGGGCGGCGCAAGCGCGGCAAGCGGAGCTTGGGCCATTGCCTGTCTGCCCAACGGAAGCAGGCCACGACAGCGCCTGCGGCATCTTCGATGGTGTAGCCCGATTTCCATTCGGGGTGGTCGATGAGCCATCGGCAGATGTGGTTGTCGGTCATGTCCTCGGCGTGTTCATCGCCGAAGTGATCCACGAACGACGTACAGCGACGGTGGTAGCGGTCGTAGACCTTGGCGTTCTTGATCTTGCCGGTGCGCAGGCGATAGCGCCGGTCATTCAAGAACGCATCGACGACGGCGCGTACGGTAAGCGTGCCGTTAGTGGCAGCGACGGATGTGCAAGTGGCCAAGGCGGGCGTCCCTTTACCACTGAGAAGGCAGGACGCCTTACCCGTTGCCCCATTGCGCTCGCGCAGGGGGCAACGGATATTCTTCCGTCCCTTTTGCAGAAGGCAAAGTGGACGGACGTTCCTTCGACCGGGGAGCGCACGATAAGCGCGCACTGGATGCGGCCCCGGTTCGTTTCCTCCCCCTGCTGGACCCGTCTTGGGTTTGCAGCGTGCCTTGGGAGAGAGCGTCCAACGCGCGAGTTTAGCCTTCGCGATGGTTTCTGGAAGGTGATTGTTCACGAAATCGAAAGGCTAGCAAACGCTAGTTGAGGCCATAGCGGAGCGGATTTTCAGACACACAGGACAGGTGGGGAATGGAAGAGATCCAAGTCCGAACCTGCGTTCGCTGCCGCAAGCGCCACAAGACGCGCTCTGGCCGTGGGCTGTGCCGTGGGTGCTGGAACGATCCGAGCGTGCGGAGGCTGTTCCCTCCGGTGGCGACCTTCGGTGGCGATGAGGCTGGCGACATCGGACACAAGGTTCTGCGCGAGATGCGTGCTGACTGCGACCACGAGGACACCGAACGCATCGACCCCCTGTCCGTTGGGTGCAAGGACTGCGGGGTGGTGCTGACGAGGGAGGAGTGACAAATGGTGAAGAAGGCCAAGGGTTTGTTTGACCTCAAGAAGCTTACGGCAGCTCCGTGGGGTTGCATTCAGGCTTGCGTTACGGCAGACAAATCACCTCGCCTGATGATAGGGCGCGGTGACAGCGACGCAACCAAAGAAGTGACGATCAGCGACATCAGGTTCATCATTCACGCCCGAGTGGCCTTCGAGATCCAAATGAAGAGAAAGTGGACCGCCTCTCGGGATTTCGATGGATGGTGCGTGATTGATGACGCCTGCATGATCGTGACCACGGCCGAATGCCCGACGTTTTACCCGGACCCGATCTCAGCACTGATCGCTGCGGAAGAGTGGCAATCGGCCAAGGAATCGAAGTGACCAACCCCTTCACTGACACCGACGACCCCTGCCCCTGCGTCCTGGACCTGGGCGAGCCCGACCCCGAGTGCCCGTACTGCGAGGACGGGGAGCTGACGCGGGAAGGGGCTATTCAACTGGCCTACGAACGGGCGGTTGCTGACGCGGACCACCTGGCGCTGATGCTCGAATGAATCCCCACAAGGAGAACCTGCAATGACCGTGAACACAGTGACAACAAGAGACGCGGCCAAGATGCTGCGGGACGAAGCCAAAGTGCTTCTGGACCTGGCGAGCGGGCTAGAGAACCAGCGCAAGCATCGTGTGCCAGCGGAAGAGAACCTCGACATCCAGCGGGCGGTCGAGGAGCTGCACGACACCGTTGGCGAGAACAACTTCTCAATCCACATGGAGATGGATGTTTTCGATGCCACGCCGACGGTCAAGTGGGCCGTCTACATTGGCGAGGTTGGTCCTCACAAGCCGACACGCTACAGCGCCACGACGCTCGACGAGGCGTTGAGTGTGGCATGCGGCGCCTTCAACGCGTTGTTGTCAAAACAACCCGCACACCCTCTGGAAGATGTGCAGTCTGCTTTGCAGCCTATGGCATCGATGCCTTACTGATCCGTCTGAGCCGGTGTGTTACCGGCTGGCCCGCCCTGGGCGGCGGGCATTTGCCAACCTGGGCTGGCACGGAGACCAGCACGTTACTGCTGACAAGTTGCCGCTTCAAAACAAGAGCAAGCGGATTGCAGTCAGCGAAACGGATGTCATGTCCGGCCATGCGGCCGGAAACAAGCATAGTCGGTTCGACTCCGGCAGGTTGGCCTGCGCTGCATCCTTCCAGCATTACAAGGAGCATTTTCGATGGCCGCGACCCTTATCCAAGAAACAGACTCTATCGACGTATCGTGCCTCTCCATGCTCATCTACGGGCCTCCTGGGGCCTGGAAAACCTCGATCGCTCAGACCGCCAGCAAGCCGCTGACATTAGACCTCGATCGCGGCGCCCACCGCTCGAACTTCCGCAAGGCGGTGATGCGTTTCGACACCTGGGCGGACCTGGCCCACGCCAAAGCCGAGATCGACAAGCATCAAACCATCGTGGTTGACACCGTGGGCCGGCTGCTCGACATGCTCACGGCCGACATCGTGTCCTGCAACGCCAAGCACGGTTCCGCACTCGCTGGCCTGACCTTGCAGGGCTACGGGGTCCTCAAGTCGCGTTTCGCTCTGTGGGCTGGCCAGCTCCGTCAGGCTGGCAAGGACCTGGTGTTCATCGCGCACGAGAAGGAAGAGAAGGACGGGGACTACCGCATCATGCGGGCGGACATCACCGGGGGCAGCTACACGGAAGTCATGAAGTTCACTGACCTCGTGGGCTACCTGACCGTGCGGAACGGCCGCCGCATCCTCGATTTCAATTCGACGGATCAGTACGTGGGCAAGAACGCGGCTGGGTGGGACGCCATGCAGGTCCCCAACCTTTCCGAGCGGCCGACGTTCCTGGCGGACCTCATCGCTGACGCCAAGGAGAAGATCGGCAAGACGTCGCAGACGTCGGCAGTGCTCGCTAAGGCGGTCGAGGACTGGTCGGTGCGCCTCGACAACCTCGACGGCATGGAGCAGCTCAATGGCATCCTGGCGGAAGCCAAGGCGCTTCCAGAAGCGGCCAAGAAACAGGTCTGGGACCTCATCAAGAAACACGCCGATAACAGCGGCTGGTCCTGGGATGCCAAGGCCAAGAAGTTCGTCGAGAGGGGGGCCGCAGCGTGATCCGGCTCTCCGCAACAACCCTTGAAGCCTACCGCCGTGTCGTCGAGACCGAGTACGCCAGCGAGTCAGAGCTGATCGCCTCGATCCGCGGTGAGCGCATTCCCGAGACGTGGCAGATGGCCGCAGGGTCGGCCTGGGACAATTTGCTGTCTGGCGCCGGCGAGGTCGCGGTGTTCAACGTCGATGAGACGACGTACCACGCTTGCGGCGGCTTCACGTTCAAAGAGGACCACGTAGAGGCCGCTCGCAAGCATTTAGGGCCGGGTCTGTGGCAGGTGAAGGTCGAGAAGTTCATCGACTCATCTCTGGGACCCGTGTGCCTGGTTGCCAAGGTGGACAAGGTGCGGGGGCTGTTCGTGGACGAGGTGAAGGCCAAGTTCTCGACCGTGGACGCGCGGAATTACGAGCGGTCGCTGCAATGGAAGCTGTACCTGTTGTGCCACGAGGCGGCGGCCGTGCGCTACTCGCTGTTCGACTTCGCCAATCCTGACAAGGCACGCTACTGCGATCTGCGCGACATCGTGAGCTTCCGCTTCTGGCGCTACCGGGGCCTCGAGCAGGAGTGCCGGCAGTGGGTGGAGGGCTTCCTGGATTGGGCGTCGTCGAGGGGGCTGATGCCGTTCTTGCAGCGGCCGTCATTGGAGGCGGCTTAAAGGTGGAACTCCTACCCGCCATCCTTCTGTTGGCCCGAGAATACGACCTGTGCAAAGACGCATGGCGGGTGACGATCCCTCTCAAGCACGGGCAGGTGATTCTCTTGGAGTGCGGCCTGGACGATCTGGAGAGGCTGCACGCAGCGGTCCGGGCCGCACTGGTCAAGGTGTCGATGAAGCGAATGGAGGCTGAAGCATGAAGGTGAAAGCCAAGAAGCGAACGAAGAGGAAGTCTGGAGCAACTGTCGTTTGGATGCTGCGCGGCCCCACGGATATGAGCGACGTCTACTTTTACGCGCGGAACCCACGCAATGTTGACAACGAGTGCACGTACCTGACAACTCTTTGCCGCACAACGTTTAAGAAGCGATTCGGATACATCCCTGAGCCGGGTTCGACCTTTCGCGTTCGTGTGACCATCGAAGCGGTCAAGGAGGCCAAGTGATGTTTACGCTCTACGTGTTTCATCCGGTGGATGGGTGGGTCGAGGTGCTCGCAGACCGGGACCTGGAGTTCTTGAAGCTCGTGGCTTCTAAGTGCTCAGGGCCGACAGAGATCATGGGGTGGTGAAAGGAGCAGGACGATGAGTGAGCTGGTCACAACTACAGAGCATCCGGCCGAGGTTGTTCAAGTAGAGGAACAAGACGGCCTCGATCACCTCCAGGTTATCGCGCGCTACCCATACCAGATGGAGAAGTGCCAGCAGGAGCTTGTCGGCTGGTGTGGCCGCAAGATTGAGATCCTGCAAGCTGAGGCCGCTGACCTCGCTGAGAACCTGGAGATTGCCAGGACGAACAAATGGGGCACCGGCGGCCTTCACCGCGCTCATGCTCGCACCATCGCCCGTATCGACTTCTACCGGAAGATGCAGGCGGCTCTTGAGGCCGGGTACTGCATCGTTCCGAACTTCCCGGTCGAGATGTTCGCCATCCGCACGGACAGACGCAAGCCGGCCAAAATGCTGACACCTCATTTCTCGAGAACGCATGAGCAGCAGGCAATGAAGCTGCCGGTCGGCGAGGGTGAGTTCAAGAACCCGTTCCCCAGCGTCTACTTCAACGAATACGAAATGGGCGAGGGCAAGAAAGAGAAGTGGTACTTCGCCAAAGACTGGCAGGAAATGGAGTTCCCGTTCGTTGCTGCCAAACCACAGATCTTAGATGCGACCGCTCGCGCCCTCGCTGACAAGGTATTCGACGAGATCGGCGTCCTCCCAGGAAAACGCAAGCGGCAGGACCCCATCGTGGTCGGTCGCATCATCGACCCGCGAAGCAACAAGTGGAACAAGATTGTCGTCACCTTCCTCATCGCATGGTGGGTGGACACGCGAGCTCTTTGACAACCAACGGAGGCCGCTCATGGACGAGCGCAACAGGCCGAGCATGACGCATAGGGCATGCAGGAGCCGCGGCCCGCCCTGGGCAAGTGGGCGGGTCGCGGCTGGGACCGGAAAGCTGCTCGGCGACCGATGGACGGTCGCCGTTAAGGATTCTGAGCAGGATGGATTCGTGAGTCATGGCAGGCGATTGGATCAAGATCGAAAAGAGCACCTTGGACAAGCCTGAAATTATGGCCATCGCGTCCAAGCTCTCGTTGTCGCACGAGCTTGTTTTCGCCAAGTGCGTCAAGCTGTGGTCGTGGATGGACACCCATTCCAGCGACGGTTTTTGCAAGGGCGTGAATGTTTCATGGGTTGACGTGTTCGTGCAGGTGCCAGGCTTCGGACAAGCCATGCTCGATGTTGGCTGGCTGAGAGACCGAAGCGGGGCGCTAGAGTTCCCTAACTTCAACAGGCATTGCGGTGACACGGCAAAGTCAAGGGCCGCGTCCTTCAAACGCCAGATCAAGCATCGAGAGAAGCGAAAGAACGGCCAGATACCAGGTACGCTGCGTCGGCATGTCTTAGAGCGGGATCGGGACACGTGCGTTTACTGTGGCTGGAATCCATCGAAAGGCACGTCTCCGAACGATCCTCAACTAGACACCCTGAGCATCGACCATGTTGTTCCCGTCTGCGCTGGCGGCCCCACTACGAAAGACAATCTAGTGACCGCCTGCATGCGGTGCAATATCGCTAAGAATGGCCGCTCTCTCGAAGAATCTGGCTTCGCGTTGAAGTATGTGACCGACAAATGCAATGAAGAAGTGTTACAAAAACGTGACACCTCTTCTCTTATCTCTTCTCCTTCTTTTGTTCCTCCTTCTTTGGAAGAAGTTAGGAATTACTGCGCGCAGAGAAACAGCCCCATAGACCCAGAGCAGTTCCATGCCCACTACACGGCCAATGGCTGGGTACAGGGGCACAGGAACAAGCCGATCCGGGACTGGAAGGCGGCGGTGATTACGTGGGAGCGGAAGCGGAAAGAGCATGGCTCAGAGCCGTTTGCTCCGCGGAAGGAGTCGATCGCGGAGAAGATTGCGAGGCTCAGCAAATGACCACGTGGCAAGGATGTTACGACGCCGGCTGGAAGGGCCTCATCGTTGAGGACGCCTTCGCTCACCCGGCGAAGTTCTCGCGCAACCTCATCGGCCGCATCTACCGGCACATGATCGAACGCGGCTGGCTCGCGCCGGGCATGACGGTCGTGGACCCGTTCGGCGGCGTGGCCCTCGGGGCGCTGGACGCGATGGCGAACGGGCTGCACTGGCGCGGGTGCGAACTCGAAAGCCGCTTTGTCACGCTCGGCCAGGCCAACATCGCCGAATGGACGCGCCGATTCGGGCATAGTCAGGGCTGGGGTACGGCGCAATTGATACAAGGCGACTCACGGCGGCTGGGTGATGCGCTTGCGTTGCCAAGAGCGCGAGCGGCCCACCCCCTCCCGACGGGGAGTGTGGAAGCCGTCGTGAGTTCGCCCCCTTATTCAGAGGGTTGCGCTAGGACCGGAGGCAAAGACCTCCATCCAGAGCGGATTGACGGCGGGAAGATAGGCGTCGTCCTCGAATCCTACGGCTCCTCCCCCGGCCAACTCGGAGCCATGCCTGCTGGGTCGGTCGAGGCGGTGGTGTCGAGTCCGCCGTATGCGGATCATCTGGGCGACGGATCCAACGGCATTGACACGACCAAAATGCAGCGGGCGTCATCCGGTCAGAAGCGAGGCCCGGGCACAAAACACGAGAAAACCTTCCAATCTCAGGCCGGCGGCTACAGCAAAGGCCTGGGCAACCTCGGCAACCTCCGCCCCGGCAGCGTCGATGCGTGTGTGTCGTCGCCCCCGTATGAGGGGAGCCTGGATCGTGGCGTCGTCGATCCTGCAGAGCGGGTGCAGCTTGCTCGTGAAATGGGCATCAGCAACGCCGAGCATATCTCGCCGATTGACATGGAGCGCATTGGCAAACGCTCTCAGGGGGACTACGGGCGGACTGACGGCCAGCTCGGCGGCGAGTCGTCCGAAACCTTCTGGTCTGCCGCCCGCGAAATAGTCCTGCAATGCGCCGCGATCCTGCGCCCAGGTGGCGTGGCCGCTTTCGTCACGAAAGATTTCGTCCGCGACAAGAAGCGCGTCCCCTTCTCCGCCGATTGGGTGAAGCTGTGCGAGGCGTGCGGGTTCCGGCTGGTCGAGTGGGTCAAGGCGTCGCTGGTCAAGGACCTCGGCTCGCACGCGGACCTCTACGGCGACGTGCATCACCGCAAGGTCGAGAGGAAATCTTTCTTCCGCAGACTCGCTGAGAAGAAAGGCAGTCCAAGGATCGACGAGGAGGACGTGTTGTTTTTGGAGGCCGCAAAGTGACCACCGACGAATGGGCCTCCTGGGTCGAGTACCACGCCACCCTGCACCGGATCGCAGACGACCAGGATCTGCGCATGATGCAGCTCTGGCGCGAGGTATTCGAGTCCAGGAACTACACCGCAGAAGAACTCCGGGCTGCCTCGCTGCACCTGTCCATGACCCAGCCAAAGACTTGGCGCAGCGAGCACCTGGAGTTCCTCCTGGAGCACGTCGCCGGACGACGCCGGCAGGAAGCGGTCGCGGCGCGGCACGCAGAGCAAGGCGAGTATTCGTACTGCGCCTTGTGCCGCGGCTCGGGATTGATCGGGGGCGTTCCCCATCTGACCGACGTGAAAAGCGGCGAGTGGGTGCATCCATTCCGCAGGGGGGCGGTAGTGTGCCGGTGCTCCAAGGGGGCGGGGTGGAGGTCTGGGTACGAGCAGAACGTGGAGCGGCGCCGGAGCAAGAACCTACGGCCGATGCCGCCGCAACTCACCATCGACGAGTACGAGCTGCGCAACGCCGGCTGGAAGATGCAGCTCGAGGATTTCGAGCAGAAGCGCAAGGCCGAGAAGCGGGCCCGGGAAGAGACGCGCGAGCACGACCGCAAGCGCGGGCGGATCGGCCTCATCGGGTCGGTGGTGGAGCGGGTGGTGGCGAAGGTCGAGTCCGCTACCGTGCCCGAGGTGCCGGATGAGTGCCCGTTCTGACCCCGTAGAGCCTCTGCCCCTGATCCGCTGCGGGCGCTGCGCCAAGGTGCGCGATGCCAAGGTGCATCCGTGCGACACGTGCAAGGACCCGGAGTTCGAGTTGATCTTCGCCAGCCGAGAGGACCGGGAGCGGTGGCTGGAGGAGCAGAAGCATCCCAGGAGGAAGCATGGCCGCAAATAGTGCCATTGAGTGGACGGACGCGAGTTGGAATTGCCTGGCAGGCTGCGAGGCGATCAGCCCCGGATGCGCGCGGTGCTATGCCGCCACCATGACGCGCCGGCTCGAAGCGATGGGCCAGAAGGCTTACGCCGGCCTCACGACGGACAAGCATTTCAACGGCACGGTGCGCTGCCTGCCGGAGAAACTGACGATCCCGCTCCGCTGGAAGAAGCCGCGCCGCATCTTCGTGAACAGCATGAGCGACCTGTTTCATGAGGACGTGCCGTTTGAGTTTATCGCCATCGTGTTCGGGGTTATGGCAGCTTGCCAGCAGCACACGTTTCAAGTGTTGACGAAGCGCGCTGAGCGGATGCAAGAGATTCTGCCGGAAATAGCACATCCTCGGCTTCGTCACGTTCCAGACTATGCCCGGCATCTTGTTGAGCCACTGACCAAAGCGCCAAGAGTGCCGTGGCCACTCCCAAACGTCTGGCTTGGCGTCTCCGTCGAAGATCAGCAACGCGCGGACGAACGAATCCCGCTGCTGCTCAAGACGCCGGCGGCGGTGCGGTTCCTGTCATGCGAACCCCTTCTAGGACCGTTGGACATTTACTACGGCCTGCAATCTGAGCGAGATTTGTACTCGCGCGATGATCGCTTCGGCATTCCGAATAACGCAAGCACCGCAAAGGTCGATTGGGTGATCGTCGGCGGCGAGTCCGGGCCGCACGCAAGGCCGATGCATCCCGACTGGGCGCGGTCACTGCGGGACCAGTGCCAGGCTGCCGGCGTACCGTTCTTCTTCAAGCAATGGGGCGAGTGGGCACCAATCGAGAATCACCGCGTCATGGTGCCGAAAGCTCAAGGCGGCAACTACGGTATCCTTCCTGGCGGAGAAAAGGTGTTCGGAAGCGACTCTCGCCAATTGCACATATGGCCAGACAAGATTGGCCGGGACGATTCGTTTTCCTGTCTGAAGGTCGGCAAGAAAGCCGCTGGCCGGTTGCTCGACGGCCGCGAGTGGAATGAGTTCCCGGAGGTACGGTGCGGATTATAAACCCCGACCTCTTGCGGCGTTACTCAGGGGCCGGCATATGCGACCTCTGCGGCAAGCGCGTCCGCAACCGTCATGGGCACCACATATTCCACCGTGGGCTTGGG